ATCTCTGCACCTACCATTCTTAAGAATGATGCGATGGTTCTATTACCATAACGCTCAAACTCTTTTTCGTAAGTATCAGGAAGATACTGATTCAAAAAGTTGAAGTTAGTAATATAGTTTGTTGCTAACGCTACTTGCTCCGCTGCCGGTTGTAATGCAAAAGTAGGCGTTGGGTTTAATTGACTTGCCATTTTTTACTTTTTTTAAATTTTACAATCTTTTTATACTACGGATTTTTAGGCCTTTACCCGAATCAGGATTTACCGCTTTTACCTGCATTCCATCCATCGTTTTGATAACCTCAGGAGTTTTTCTTTCAGACATATTGATATTCTTAATGCCTTTCATTGTTCCCTCAGTTGCATCTGATTTACCTTGTTCGTAAAAGAACTTAGCAAACTTCTCAGGATTCATAGCAACTGCTAAAGACCTATGATAACCAACTGCATCTTTAATTAAACCCTGCTCATCTAAAAACTTATTAATAAAGTTTGAAGGAGTAGATTGGTTTTTTTTAAGTTCAGTAGAGTCTCCCGGATTGAAAGTGATTTTTCTGTCATCAACATTAAACTCAAAACCTTTGAATTCTCCGTTAAAAACTTCGTTAGTTTTTTGATCAAACCAACCTCTCTTTCTTTGATTCTCCTCTTCAATAGTCTTCGCTTGCTTAGTATATTGCTTATAGCTTTCGTAAGTTTCTTTTTCCTCATCAGAAACAAGTGACGCACTTGACTCAAGGGGCACTTTGTATTGTTCTTTTTGAGCGTTAAAAAACTTTTTAGCCTCAGCAACAGCCTTTTTTGTTGCAATCTTAACTCTCTTAACGTGTGACTCATCATCAATATCTTCATCATATCGATAGTCGTCCATTAAAGAGTCAATGTCATCAGCATCAAGTCCTTCTTGAGTTGCTGATAAATAATTTTTAAGCAAACTTTCAGGGTTCATAGAATCGTAATCTTTTTTAAGATTAACGAAATCGTCAAAACCTCTTCCTGTTTCTTTTTTGTATTTCATAAAAGCAGCAACATCCTCAGGTAACGCTTCCGTTTCCTTTCGTTCTGCCATTAACTCATCAAATGAATTAATCTGCTTATTGTATCTTTTTTCAATATATGAAAGAACTTGTTGTTCATCTAATTCAGGTTGTTGTACAATATCTTGTACATTATCCTGTTGTTGCACGTAATCCTGTACAATATCTTGTACAGGCTCTTCAAACTGCTCTTCATGTTTGTCAAGCAATTCTTGTTCAACCTGCGCGACACTTTTTTCTTCTGTGCCATCTAATAATCTAACTTTTAATTCCATTTTGATTTGATTTAATTTTTACAAATTTATATAAAATTTTCGACATTTTTAACGCGGCTCAAATTCAGCTAAATCAAACCCATCTAAACTATCTTCGTTTGACTCAAAACTTAAAGGAGGAAGATTGTTTTTACGTTGGTCTATAAGTTTAGACTGCTCTGTATTTTGTTGGCTAATTCTCTTAGCCTTAGCATCTTCACGCTCTTTCTCTCTTTTGTTTAAAGTTTCCATTTGTATTCCATTTAGCTGTTGACTATACTGAAACTCCTCGGCCATTAAGTGAGATTTTAATTCAGCTTCAACCTGCATTGTCTTAATGTTATACTCAGTCTCCATCTGCTTCAATTTCATCTTCATCTCTAATTCAGCCTGCATTTTCTGCATTGCCGTTTGAGCCGCCATTTGTTGAGACTGTAAATTTTGCTGAGATACCATGGCCTGTTTCTGCATCTCCATTTGATCTTCACGCTCTTGTTTCTTAACTCGCTTCACTTTCAATAGCTGATTAGCAAGTTTAAGATTTTTAAGTTCACGAATGTCAATAGCATCCTCAAGATTAATATCTCCTTTAGATAATGCCATCTGAATATTTTGCTCTAGCTGTGCTTTCTGCTCCTCGTCTGGAGAAATCTCAATGAAGATGCCAAAGTCATAGATGTACAAATCTTTGATGTCATTCAAGATAGACACGTTGTACTTACCAATCTTATTGGCAAAGTCATCCTTGAAGTCAGCGTACTGAAGAATGTCAGCAACACGGTACGTAAGTGCCTCAGCAAGTGACCTATAGATAAATAGACCACTCTCAAGTATGTGTCGGGTAGCTGTGTTAGAGTTAAGTGCTGCAAGCTTCTGTACACCTACTAGTGCATTAGGATCAGGAGTAGATCCATCCCTAGCCTCATTGAGACCAGTCACAGATCTAATCATTTCTAGATAGTGATTGTAGTTAGCAATCAACATCTGAGTCTTAGCAGCACCTGAGTTAGATGTAAGCTGTTGAATAGGAACTCGTGCATTGTTGAACTCACCATCCTGAGTGTAGCTACGTCCAATAACACTACCGGTCTGGAAGTATAGTCTTAGCGCATCCTCTGGGTTGTAAGCTGCACCTGTTCCCAGGTCAACCTCATTCAATCCATCCGCATCAATGAACACCCCATCAGGTACCGTACGTGCAATGACCTGCTGTAGCTTTAAGTGAGTGATCTGAATCAAGTCAGCAAAAGGTATCATCCTTCTAACTAACGACTCAATGGCACCCTTGTACATTCGTGGTGCACAGGCCGCATAGTTTGGTATAGCATGCTGAGAAGAGGACTTTGGTCTAACCATGTTCTCGGACATCTCCCACTTCAATAAGAAGTTGGTACCCATCACCATGACACCATCATACCAGACATCAATAGTCTTCTCTATCTTCTCAAACTTACCTTCCTCCATCATTTCTGTAGGAGGATTGAACTTGTCATCCTTCTCTATAACACGAGTACCGCCACCCTCAAGAATCTTCTTCTTGTAGACCATCTTCTTAGTGGTCTTGTAGTTGAAGTAAAGGAGTGTGCAGGTATCTCTACTGAACATACTGTTCTCATAGAACCTAGCTACATTGTAGTAGTCGTACCAGCTCTGAGAGTACTTAGATATTTCTTCTAGCTGCTCATTTGTAAGAGTTGGGTCAATCTTTAAAAGCTCTGTAATAGGTAGGGTCTTTATCTCTCCCCAATAAAAACAGTCTTGAAAGAATGGATCTTCAGTGTAGCTGTACACAACATTCGCGGGGTCAACATATGACACCTCAACACCAGACCCTAGCAGGAACTGATGCTTAGCTATACCAATGCCAATTACTGTAAGGTCATAGTCAATACGCTTGCGTGTATCCTGATAGTGGTTCTCATCAAAAATTGTATTGATAGCCTCCTCTTCAGCTATCTCAATCGCAGGCTTATACTTAAGCTGCATGTATAGTGATAGCTCCTCATCAGTCTGAGGTAGCTCATCAGGGTTCATTACAAACGGATCAACTCCTGTCTCATTCTGTATTGTAGTCAAGACATCCTTAGCAACCATCTGGCCCTCAATCATGTCCTGATACTTACTTCTCTTAGACTGAGACATAGCATCCTGTGCATATGCCTTAACCTTAAATAGTCTATCAGACATGCCATTAACGACAATGTCAACAAATTTTGGTAGGATAGGTACAGGAGTCCAGTCTAGATTCAGGTAAGACAAGTCACCATCTACGGCTAACTCATTCTTATATTTCTGAATGGACTGCTCACCACGTGCGTACAAACGCAAGCGATGAAACTCAGCCCACTGGTTATAGTATCTGCAATTGCTGCCATCTTTCCGAAACCATTCGTACTGTATGGCTTGACCAACCTGAAGCCCAAATTCAGAAGATGCCTTCTCAGCATCAGACACGAATTGACTAGGAAAAGCTGTGGATAATATATTGACTACGACATCTTTCATCTAATAATTTGACTTTGATTTCCAGTGTTAGCGTACTTCGCGAAATTAACACTAATTTTCGGTTCTTTTTTATCTGGTAAATATACATGTTTTTGATTTGCCATTATAGCTAAGCCAGAACTGATTGATGCATCGTGCTTCGTTCTATCATTAATATCAAACTTGGCCCAGTCCTCAAGTGTTCTAATGAATGGCATGGTGCCTATCTCATCAGCAGGTCTATAAGTAGATGTCATATCGAACCCAACAAACTTCTCGATGTAGGACTCAATTGCAGAGGCGTGGGCCTGCTTAACTTCTTCAGATGAGTTAGGTATACCCCCAAGCTCACGCTCTGTCTTACTGAGCTTATTTAGTACCCTGTCGGGCCTGTTCAATGAGAACGCTCTGTAGCCCCTGTTCTTAAAGTGGTACAGTATACGTGCCTTGTTGTTCTCTGCAAGCACTGGCATACCATAGAAGATACATGCCATCAGCACATCCTCGAAGAATATCTCAGCAGTCTGTGGTCTAGCAATGTACTCTAAGAAGAACTGGTTGGCAGGAGCATCGTCCATGTGGTACTTAGTCATACCATGCAACGATCCATTAGATCCTCTCCCACCTACTACGGCAGAGATATCATACGGGTCACAGCCAAATGATCCAAGGTGTTCATTCCCAGGGTACTTCATTCCATTTCTGGTTATCACATTGTTCTGCATATTAGTAGGAGGGACCCAGCTAATTAAGAACCGACCACGCTGGTCAGGTGTCCATATAACCTTAGTGTCCTTCTCGCCATCCTTCCAATGAAACCCCCCACGTGTAACTAGCTGACCCTCAATCATGGAGTCATTGTAGTCTATCTGATGATAGATCTTGGTCAAGTTAAATATAGATGACTTGCTCTCGTCCCTGAATGCATGGCTCTCCGTACGAGGGAACTGTCTATAGAACTCGTTGAGTGCATCGGCATCATTCTTCAATGAGTCCACCTCAGCCTCCCAGTAGTCTATAGCACCGTTACGAATCATCTGGTTGTCAACACCCAGGATAGGAGCAGCAGGCTTTCTAAGTATAGGCATACCATACCTATCAATGAATCCCTCCATGTTCCACTCCATTGGTATAAATAGAGAGTATAGTCCACTCTTAGTCTGTCCATTCGCATTCCTGTTTAATACATTTGAATCCTCGTATAGCTTCTTGTAGTTGTCTCCACCCTTGCTCAATGCATTCGATGTAGATCCCATCATGCACTTGCCAATAATCTTACTACCCACCCTGAGACAGGTCTTGGTTACTCTCCAGTTGTTGAGGATATTGTTTGGCTTAGTCCACTTAGCACTCTCATCATGTGCCAAGAATAGTAGCTTCTCACCATCGTAAGAGTTCTCCTCAGTGTTCTTCCAGTCAATGGTGGTATCGAGGCCAAGCACATCATTGTCTCCAACAGTGGCCATGTTCTTCTTGGTAATCTTAGATGCTGGGACCCGGTACGCAAGCTCAGTCTTTGGCTTGTCCATACCATCCATGATAGGTCTAAAGAAGAATGGCAGCCTGCTATTAATTGGTACCACCTTGTCAGTGAACATCTTCTTAGCATCAGCACCTGTCTTAGATAGTATACCAACCCGAGAGTCACG